AAGACTTAATGAAGACTCAGGAATAAAAAAAATGCTTTCAAGTGGCGTAGATGGTCAAAAGTTTATTTTAATAATTTATTTTTTAGTATTAGAAATAGTAAAGCTTAACAATTTAATATTTCCTCAAGACTTGCAAGAAATATTTAACGACTTACTAGAAATAGAAAATTACAATAAGAAAGAATATGAAAGGATGAGACTTAGATCAGAAGCCCATGACGAGGCACCAAAATTATTAAAGAAATTACAAAAATTAGGTTATTATGGAGTTTAACTTGCACCCTCGTCAGTCAACCTGTTTTATAAGTAAAGCAACAGAAATATTATACGGTGGTGCTGCTGGCGGTGGAAAATCTCATTGTATGAGAGTTTTAGCATTAGCTTATGCCCTGAAAGTACCTAACATACAAATTTATTTATTTAGAAGATTATCAGAAGATTTAAAAAAGAACCATTTAGATGGCTCAAGTGGATTTGTGCAAATATTATCTGAAATGGTAAATAAAAATTTAGCTTCAATCAATTATTCTACTGCTCAAATAACTTTCTGGAATGGTGCAAAAATTCATCTATGTCATTGCCAGCACGAGAAAGATGTAATTAAATACCAAGGTGTAGAAATTAATGTATTACTAATAGATGAATTAACTCATTTTAGTGAATATATCTATAAATTTTTAAGAGGTAGGGTTCGTATTGGTGGCCTGCAAGTTCCAGAAGGTTTATTCGGTGTTTTACCGAGAATTGTTTGCGGTTCTAATCCGGGTGGAGTGGGACATGAATTTGTCAAAAGTGAATTTATAGACAATAGAAATCCTTTAGAAATCTATCAAATGTCGGACGAAGAAGGAGGAATGACAAGACAATTTATACCTGCTAAATTAGAGGATAATCCGACCATGACAGAAAACGACCCATTTTATAAACATAAATTACTTGGTTTGGGTGGTGCATTGGCAAAGGCGATGCTTGATGGGGATTGGGATGCTATTGAGGGAGCTTATTTTGACACTTTTGATAAAAATATCCATATTATAAAAGATTTTGAAATTCCTCACGATTGGTTTAAAATAAGAGGGTTCGATTGGGGATATTCCGCACCTTTTGGTGTGTTGTGGGGTGCTATAAGTGACGGAAGTCTTGTAAATATAGGTGGTAAACATATTTCTTTCCCTAGAGATGCATTAATAATTTATAGAGAATATTACGGGTGGACAGGAAAGCCTAACAAAGGCTTAAAAATGGAATTGCCAGAAATAGCAAAAAATACTATGCAAATGCAAGATAAAGAACTAATGAACAAACAAGTTGCCGATCCTGCTATATTTGACGAAAGCAAGAAGAATATGGGAATGACTCAAGCCGAAGAATTGGCAAAATATGGCTGTATTTATGAAAAAGCAGACAATAAAAGAGTTGCAGGCTGGCAGCAGATAAGAAGCAGGCTGACAGGTAGAGATGGTAAACCTCTAATTTACATAGTAGAGAGTTGTAAAAATTTAATTAGAACTTTACCGATAATGCAGTATGATAAAACGAAGCCAGAAGATTTAGACACAAGTCTAGAGGATCATTTATTGGATGTATTAAGATATATTTGTATGGCTCGACCAATAACAATAGATATTAAAGAAGCTGTACCAGACCCAGCAAAGGATTTCTGGGACAACTTCAATCCTCATCAAATGAGAAAAAACAAAAAACCTAAAAATTATGAATAAACTATTAATAACTTTTCTTGACTTTTTAACTAATTTTACATAACCTTGTTTATTATTATATAATAAATAGCTATGTCTAACGAAGATCAAAAGAAATCAAAGCAAAAAACAGACCTTCACGAGGTATGGAAAAAAGAAATAGATTATTGTTTAATATATCATGAAAAATATTTCGCAGAGGCTAAGAAATATGAGGATATTTATAAAGATCAGCATAATTTAGATGGATTAAATAGATATAATATATTTTTTGCCAATACTGAAACATTAGCACCACTGGTCTATTCTAAATTACCATCTCCAAATATTACTAGAAGATATAAAGATGATGACGAAGCATCAAAGATTGCATCAGAAATATTAGAAAGAACAATCTCTTATTTTTTAGAAATAACAAAAGCAGATACTACATTTAGTAAAGCAAGAAAAGACTTTCTAATTAATGGTCGTGGATTGGTTCGTGTTTATATGGAAGATGGCGAGATAATAGAAACAGATGAAGGCGAAGAAGTACTTGACAACACTAATAAAAAAGTTTATCCAAAAAGAATTGAATATAAAGACTTCTTAACAGATCACACAGCCAGAAATTGGGATGATCTTAAATGGGTTGCTTTTAGATGTTATAAAACAAAAGACGAATTGTTTGATCTATTTGGCAATGCGGCCAAAGATATTGAAATGGACTCTTCTGACGAGTTAAGCAATAACCCAGAAAGCTTAGAGTTGTGGGAGATTTGGGATAAAGTAAATAAGCAAGTAATTTGGTTTTCACAAGAAAAAATTATTCAAGTTGATAAAGACCCTTATAATTTAACAAGATTTTTCCCTATTGCTAGGCCTACTGGTACTGATAGCGACCCATCATCATTATTGCCAATTCCTCTTTATAGAATGTATAAATCACAAGCTGAGGAGTTAAATATTATTGATAATCGGATTAGATCACTAACAGAGCAGATTAAATATACTGGCGTATATAATACAATTAGCGAAGCAAAAGATATAGAAAATTTGTTAAATGGAGAGGACGGAGAGTTTGCACCATTATCTGGAGTTTCAACCACAAATATTAAAGATCAAATATTCGTAAAAGATATAGTACCTATCGCAAATACTATTACAATACTTAATAATCAAAAAGCTCAAATTATTAACAATATAAGAGAAATTACAGGTTTATCTGATATTGTAAGAGGTGTAAGCATAGCATCAGAAACAGCAACCGCTCAAAGGTTGAAAGGTGATTTTGCTATTAGTAGAATACAACCATTGCAGAGAGCAAATGAAATTGCAATCCGTGATACTATTGAAATTATGGCGGAATTAATTGTTGAAAACTACACAATAGAAGAGTTAGTTAAAATTAGCAATTGTCAGATAGTAGATTTAGAGTCAATAGCACAAACTGCACAAGATAATCAAAATATTCTATTACAAGAAGCTATTAATAATTTACCTCAAAATATAACAGGGGAACAAAGAATACAACAGATAGAAGCTTTAAAACAACAAGCAGAAATCGGCTTTAATAAAACTATTGATATTGCTAAAAATGAACTGAAAGGATTTGCAATGAGTCTTGACCAAGTCAAAGAGGTTGATAAAATTTTAAAAGATGATGCACTAAGATCATTCTCTATTGATATTGAGACCGACTCCACTATATCAGTTGACCAGCAACAAGATAAAAATGATAGAATACAATTTATAGCAACATTAACCAATTTCGCTGGACAATTCACACCTTTATTGCAAGCTGGAGTTATACAGCCAGAAGCTTTCAATGAGTTTTTAGGCTTTATATCTAGACCTTTCAAAGTAGGCAGAAATTTAGAAGAATTTTTACTAGCAAAACCAAGCGAAGAAGAGGAACAACAACCATCACAAGAAGAATTATTAGCACAAGCCCAAAATGAAAGACAAGAAAGAGAATTTCAATTTAAGGTAGAGAGTGAGAAAGCTAAAATTAACCTAGAGCAACAAAAGATTGATATTGAAAAGGCTAGAGTGCTACAAAACCAAAGACAATTTGAAGATAAGATTGATTTTGAAGATGCAAACAAAGCAGCAGATCGCCAAGCAAAAGTTTTAGAAAAAGTAGCACCATCTCCAGAAGAGATAATCGAATCAAGAACACAACGAGTTAATGAACAAATAAGAAATGACTAGAAAAGTTTTAAAAATCATAGACGGAAAAAAAGAATGGGTTTTTGATGGTTACGGAAAAGGCGTAGTATCAAAGCAAAGAAAAATGCCCGCTTGTGGTGAAGATTTAACTATTGATGGCTATATTTCTAAGTACGGAGGAATTGAAAGCCAAGTTGATGGAAAAGTATATACAACAAAAGGTGGCTATTTAGATCATTTAAAAGCTAATAACTGCCATATAAAAGATTATTAATTTTACATAACCTTGACAATTAATTTTACATAACCTATAATACGGCAAGATTTTATCTAAATATATTTTTATGACAGATACAATGGAGAAAAACAGCCAATCAATAGCTGAAATTCTAGGAGAGCAAGAAGATAATCAAGAAATTGAAAATCAAGAGCCTGTCCAAGAAGATAATATTGATGAAAATGAGGAAACAGTTGATGCAGAGAATGCACCAAGTGAAGAATTAGAAGATCCAGAAGAGGAGTTAAAATTTCTTAAACTGACCAGTGGTTGGACTAAAGAAGAAAAAGAGCTTGTCAAAAAGATCAAAGACCCAGAATTAAGACAAGAAGCAATAGAAGCTACAAAAAAAAGAAGAGTAGATTTTGATCGTAGAAGTCTTGAGCTGGGGAATACTAGGAAAGAGTTGGCAGAAATGCGAGCTAAACTGGAAGAATTAACTTCCTTGCAGAATAAACCT